TTCGCGCGGTGCAAGCGGCCAGCAGTCTTATGCGTACACCGGACCAGCTAATACGGTTGGCAATGGTGCAACAATTCCTGTTGTGTATGGCCGCGCCATGGTTGGTGGTCACATGTTGTCAGTAGCTGTAGAAGCGACAGATGAATCCGACCCAATCGCGACAGCAATCAAAGCGCCAGGTCGGCAGACGATATTAATTAATGGCAGCGAGGTGGAGCGTGAGTTTAATGAAGCAATTGGCGTCGCAACAAAACGTCTTGACTCAAGCGACGTTTTCAGGCACAAAACAAGCATAAATAATCGCAGAAGAGTTATTGCTTCGGGCGATGGTTTTGGCCCTGGGCTTAATGAAAGTCTTGAAAAAAACAGTGAGCAAGGTTTTGGCAGTATTGACACCAAGATTAAGTATGAAGATGAGTTTGATGTGTTGTTTGAACTTGATGGCGGACTTTATGGCCGAGCTGGAGGAGGCAGAAATTCAACTAAAATTGACGGATTTATACAGTATCGAATAGAAGTCATACATAGCTTGTCTGGAAATAATCCAACAGTAGCCACCGCTGAAAGTACCATTCAGGGATATTTAGAAAGATCGCAAGAGTATTATTGGGTGCAAAGGCTCAAGTGGAGAAGGCTTGAAAACAATAAGCAATTAACTTTAAGGATTACTATTATGGATGTTGACACTGATGCGCCGACTAAGTTCCGAGTCCATGTTTTTGGATACGACCTCGCTTAACTGACTTATGGCATTAAATTCCGAGTCGTCCATCAAGCTAATTGACCTTCTGTGCGAAGGGCCGATTGAAGGTCTTGCAACGCAAAGCAGCAAAAGTATTTTTCTTGACGAGACTTCTGCTGACCAGAAAGCTGTTGGTTCAAGCGATTTTGCAATACGAAAAGGATTGCCAAACCAGCCAAGGATTGGCTTAAGCGATCAGTTTGCAAATGCTACGACAACAATTATTGCTGTAGATACGCAAGTCGGCAAAAACTACAGCGAAGAGGTTAATGAGAACAATGAGGTTGTAGAAAGGGACTACGGGAATGGTAACCTTGTTAAGACAATTACCGACCCAAAAGTTAACTTTGTTAGGCTTTTGTTTACGATCCCAAAGCTATTTTCAACAGCAGTTGAAGGTCTTGCAAGAGGGCAGCTGTTTCCTGCAGCTTTGCGGGTTAGGATTTTAATTAAAAGCAAAAATAGTGGGTTTAACGCCGTAACTTTTGACGGCCAGGCATTTAAAGAATTTAAAGGAATATCAACATCTAATTATCAATATCAGACCCCTAGGATTGATTTAACAGGCGAAGGCCCTTGGCAAATCAGGGTGCAAAAATTATTGTTCCCAAAGCGCGAGGATGCGTTTGAAATCAAGTTTAGTGATCTTGAAGACGTAAGCAAAGAAACGCCGCTAGCTAACGGCAGAGGCGACACGATTGTTTGGAGTTCAATCATTGCTGGAACGGATATTAAAACGGCGTATAAAAACACCGCTTGCGTTGGCCTCAGTCTTTCAACAGATCAGTTCAGCACTGTTCCTGCTCGTGCATACGAGATCAAGGGAATGAGAGTTCAGATTCCGTCCAGCGCGATGGTGCGTACAGACGGGAGTTTGAACTACAGCGGCAACATTCCTTTCAATGGCAAGTTGCTGTCTCGCACATACACAACGTGCCCGGTCTGTTGTTTCTACGACATGGTGACGAACAGCCGTTATGGGGCTGGTGATTTTGTTAGTGCAGAAGAGTTGAGCTGGGTTGATCTGATTGAGCTATCCAAGTATTGCAACGAGCTTGTACCAACAAGTGGTGGTGGAACGGAGCCACGCTTTGCGATTAATACGGTGATTGCATCACCAGCAGATGCGTTCAGCGTCTTGCAGGATTTGGCAAGCGTATTCCGGGGGATGATCTACTGGAAGTCAGACACGATCCAAGTAGCTGGCGACCATGGCGTTTTAGGCAGCACAACTACGGCACTCGAGCCTGTCCACCTGTTTACCAACTCAAATGTGGTTGGTGGTGGATTCAGTTATAACGGCGCTTCCTTGAAGACAAGAAGCACCAGGGTACGTGTTCGTTACAACGATCCGAACAACTTCTACCGTCCTGACTTTGTTGTTATTGAGAACAAGGAGTTAGTCAATAAATACGGCTTCCAGATCCGTGAAATTGTGGCGTTTGGCTGCACATCCAAGTTCCAGGCTCAACGGATGGGCAAATGGGTTCTTGCTTCTGAAGAAACAGAAGGCGAGACCGTGACGTTTGCTGTTGGCCTTGAAGGCTTAATGGTGATGCCTGGCCAGATCTTTGCTGTTTCGGACGCAATGCGTCAGGGCGCAAGGTTGGCGGGTCGCATTTCAGCGTCAACAACAACGTCTGTCACAGCAGACCAAGCAATCACGTTGCCGATTGGAACGAATCGTCAGTTGAGTTGTGTGCTGGCTGACGGAACGACAGAAACCAAGTCAATTAGCAGTGTTGTCGGTAATGTCATTAACGTCTCGTCTCCGTTTAGCTCTGCACCACAGGTAGAAACTGTTTATTCAATCCAGGCCAGCAACGTCAAGCATCAGAAATTTAGGTGCCTTGCTATTGGCGAAGGTGAAAATGGAACGTATTCCATCACAGGTGTTCAGCATGTAGACAACATTTATAACGTTGTTGAAACCGAGAATGCGCTACTTGAATTTGCAGACGTTACGTTATTTGATGAAGCCCCGCCTGTTCCAGTTGATTTAACATTAACGGCAGCAGATGTAACCAAGGACGATCTTACGACAACACGAATCACGGCATCGTGGAGTCGTGGTAGCGCATTTACTGCGATTTTCTTTAAAGTTAGGTACAAAATTGGTGGTGGCGATTTTATTGAGACAACGACTACTAATACAAACTTTGTTGTTGACAACCTAAAGCCTGGAGTCAGTTTTGAGCTGTTCGTACGTGCGGTTGGTCCGGCGCCACGCTCCAAGGAGTCAGCAGACGCAACAGTCGTTCTTACGGTTCCAGCGTCACCGCTAACTCCACCTGACCCAACAGACGTAACACTTGAAGTTGTTGGCAAAGATCAGGTTTCTTTGCGCTGGGTAATTGGCCCAACAGGTATTAACAAAGAATCGTTGCGTGCAGTTATACGGCATACGACAGACGATTTTACAACTGCAACTTGGGCTAATACGTCCATTCTGCGAACTGTTCTAGCAAACTCAACGTTTGCAATTTTGCCACGAATAAATGGGACGTACTTTATAAAGTTTGAAACAATTTCCGGCATTCGCAGCACCAACGCTGTTGGCGTTAGTTTAAACATTGCGGATGCAATTCCTAGGTTTAATTTTGAGTTAATTCGCGAAGACACACCCGCGTCAAATGTAAAACCATTTCTGGGCGAGGGTTTTGGCGTTTACTACGACAGTGAGTATGACGGCCTTGTTCTTGACGGTGACGGCAGGATTGACGAAATCACTGGCACGTTTGACGACCTAACATCAGTTGATTTTGTTGGAACGCGGGGCACTTCTGGCGTTTACCACTTCCAGAAAGTATTAGATCTGGGCGGTATTTATAGCATTGATTTAAAGCGTGTCTTGACTTCTCGCGGACTGTATCCGCTCGATACGATTGATAGCCGTACAGCTTTGCTTGATACATGGAGTGACATTGATGGCGACCTAGCTGATGACACAACTGCTGACGTTTATTTCCGTACAACAAACCAAGAAACGACAGGCACTTACTTCTTAACCGAAGATGACGACTACTTATTGTTTGGCGGAGAAGTTGTAGTTCCTGACAATCTTGTTGCTGAAAACGATGACCAGTTAATTACTCAGAATGGCGACATAATTCAGACAAACCAAGCAAACGCTAGTGTTGTCCAGATCTTGCTAACGCAAAACGATGACATTTTAATTACGCAAAGCGGTGACAACCTGGAAAGCAATGTCCCTGCATCTGTGGACTACACGATTGACGAACGCACTGCGACAATCGACACCTGGAACAATTTTGATAACTATGACCCAAATGCAGCAGTTCCTTTGCCAACTGCTGACGACAAGATCTATTACGAGTCAAACCTTACGTTTGGCCCATGGATACCTTTAGAAAACGGCAATTTCAACGCAAGGCAGTTCCAGTTCAAGGCTGAACTAAACGCATTGCACCCTGACCAGACTCCAATTGTTGACAAGCTTGGGGCAACTATTCAGTTTGAGCGACGTACAGAGAACAGCAATGTGCTTGCTTCTGGAACGGATGGACCTAGGGCTGTGACTTTTGACAATGCGTTCTATGTAGACAATGACACCAGGGTTGCCGTCTCACTTTCCCCGTATGACATGGAAGCTGGCGATTTCTACACGATGACCGCACCAACATCAACAGGTTTCACAGTTACTTTCAGGAGTTCTGGTGGCGGCCAGGTAAATCGTCAATTCCAATATGCTGCAGTAGGATACGGAACAAAGGACGCTTAACCCTGGATTCTCATGGCTCAGGCCGATGGCAGTTGCGCTAATGCTAGTGGGTCAGCATTCAGGGCAGATCTAAATACGCAGCTGGCTGCGGTTTTCACAAACCATAGCGGTGCAACTACACCAGCCACGACATTTGCGTATCAATTCTGGGCAGATACTACAAGCAACAAATTAAAGATTAGAAATAGCGCAAATACAGCCTGGATTGACCTTCGCGGTCTTGATGGCGGCCTTGAGCTTGGTACGGCTAGCAGCATCACGATTGGCAACGGAACAGCAACAGCACCTTCTTTTGGTTTTACGAGTGATACCGATACTGGGCTTTATCAATATGCGGCAAATACGCTTGGCATTGCTACTGGCGGCACTTACAGGCTTTTTATTGGCGATAACAACGGAACGCTAGATACTGCAGCAGGCGGCCCATCGCTGATGTGGAAAACAGCAACTAATCCAGTTCAAAACAACGTTACCGGCATTCAATTTACGGATAGTGGCAGAATTAACGTCGGTAATTTTAGTGAATGTCTTGGCTTAAATCGCCACTCATCAACCGGCAACATTGTTGGCTTTCACTACGCAACAACTGCTGTTGGAACGATTTCAGTCACAGGTTCTAGCACTGCCTACAACACAAGCTCTGACTACCGTTTAAAGCAAAACGTTGTTGCTCTTACCGGAGCAAAAGCACGGTTAAACCAACTGTTAGCCAAGCGGTTTAACTTCATCAGCGTTCCAGACACAACAGTTGACGGATTCCTGGCACATGAGGCTGCAACTGTCGTTCCAGAATGCGTTACTGGCACAAAAGACGAAGTTGATAGCAACGGCGATCCTATTTACCAAGGCATTGACCAATCCAAGCTGGTGCCGTTGTTGACTGCTGCATTGCAAGAAGCTTTTGCTGAGATTGCTGCATTGACAACACGGGTTGAGACCTTGGAGGCTGGCTAATGCCTGATCGCAAAATTTCGCAGCTAACTGAGCTAACTGCACCAGCAGCAGAGGATGTTTTCCCTGTTGTTGATGTTGATGAGGCATTAAGCGCCGACAGAAACAAAAAGGTCAGTTTTAAGACTCTGCATAATGCGTTGAATGATGGAACGGCTGCAGCACCAGTCGTTAGTTTTCAAAGCGGCTCTAATACCACTGGCTTGTATTACGCCGGAACAAACGAGCTTGGGTTTACGGCTGCTGGAACGTATGTCGCCAAGGTTACGACTGCAGGTTTTCAGCTAGGCACTGGAACGGCGGCAGCACAACTGCATTTGTTTAGTGCTGACACGACCGATCAGGTCATCATTGAAAATAACGATGCTGGCGCTGACACCGCACCTGATTTGGTGTTGTATCGCAACAGCGCAACGGCTGCAAATGATGACAGCCTTGGCAATATTGTTTTTCGCGGTCAGTGCGACATCAACATTTCGCATGACTATGCAGCAATCCTTGCGGACATCAAGGACAACACGCATGGCTCAACTGATGGCAGGCTGAACCTGCAAACTGCTGTTGCTGGAACGGTTGCGACACGTCTTCGTATTGATGGCGAGAACGTTGGTATTAAGGAGATCGCTCCACAGCATCCGTTGCATATCACGGAATCTGTTGCAAACACTGCGCTGTTCCTTGAGTCAAAGGAAGTTGTTGGTGTTAGTGCGGCTGATGTGGTGTTGTATCACCATCGCAATAATGCGGCTGGTGTTGCGGCTGATGTTCTTAGCTCAGTCATTTTTCAGGGCAACGATGACGCTGGAACGCCTAACACCCTGAGCTATGCGGTAATCGAAGGATCAATTGTTGATCCAACTGACACTGAAGAAGACGGCAAGCTTGATTTCAAGGTCCAGATTGCTGGAACGTTGACGAGTGCAGCAGCGATTACGGCTGCAAATGTGACGCTAGGCGTGCGACCTGTATTACCAACGCATACACCAGCTTCAGCTACAGCAACGGGTGTGGCGGGTGAAATTGCATGGGATGCAGATTATGTCTACGTTTGCACTGCGACTAACACTTGGAAACGAGTTGCGATCAGCACTTGGACCTAATTGCTGGTTGAAGTAGAATCCCTTTATTGATCGGATCTCATGGCCAACGTCAAGATCACAGAGTTAGCAGCTCTGACGACAACAGACGCAGCGACAGACGTTGTTGCTGTTGTTGACGTTTCGGCTGATGCGACAAAGAAGATTACCGTTACAAACCTGCTGACAACGCCAGTTGAAACGCAGGTAACAACACAGGCACGAACTTATACGGCAGCGCAACGGGGAACTATTTCTGCAATTGCGGTTGGGGCTAGTGATACGACGAAGACTTTGGATTTTGCAACGGCTAATAATTTTCAGTTGACCTTGGCTAATACAGGTTCTTGTGAACTTGCCAATCCATCAAACCTGACGGCTGGGCAAAGCGGATCAATTTTTATCGTGCAGGATGCAACGGGTAGTCGTTTGCTTACGTTTGGAACGTATTACGACTTTGCTGGTGGCACCGCACCAACGTTAAGTACGGCTGCTGATGCTGTGGATCGGATTGATTATCTGGTTCGTAGCACGACATCAATTCACTGTGTATTCACTGCTAATTACTCATGAGCGTCATTGGTTCTAACGTTCTTGCTGGCGCTAGTGGTCAGTCTGCTGGTGGAGGCGGTGGCGGTGGTGGTGCGGCTATTTCGAGAAGCTTGCGTTTTAACTCAGGAGACTCGGCCCATCTTAATCGCACTCCAAGTTCTGCAGGTAATCGCAGGACTTTTACCTTTAGCAGTTGGGTAAAGCGAAGCGCATTTGACGACAGTTACCTATTTTCTGTCCCAGACAGTGGTGGGCACTGCTCATTCATGTTTAATGGTAATACTTTAAAGTTAAATCCTCTAACGGCTGGGTATGGAAGTTTTACATCAAACGCTTTATTTAGAGATCCGTCTAGTTTTTACCATATAGTTCTTGCTTACGACTCAACACTATCCACTGCTGCCGACAGAATTAAATTATATGTTAATGGAGCCCAGCAAACATTTTCTTCTTATTCTGCTCCTACTCAGAACATTGATACCCCTTTCAATAACACAGTAGCTCACTATATTTCCAAACACGCAGCCGCTTCAAACTACGCTAATTTATACCTAGCTGACGTACATTTCATCGATGGTCAAGCATTAGCACCAACAGATTTCGGGGAAACTAACACCAACAACTTGTGGGTGCCGAAAACGTTTGCTGGGACGTATGGGCCGTTAGTGGACCAAAGTCAGACGTGGACAAACGGCTGGGTAAGCGAAGCAACCGTTAATTCTGGAGGGAGCTTTGATGGCAGTTTTAGCGCAAATGGACAAGGTGGTTCAAATTATCTTGTGTGGTCTCCTACCAGTGGTGTCAGCTACAGCGATGCTTTAGGAGGAGTTGAAGTTTATACAAGCACAAATAATGCTGGATATAACAACTGGGCTTATAAAGTTAATCCAACAAGTACCTCATATTCAGCTTCTGCGCCGTCAGATCTTAGTAGTTT